GGGAACCCAGAGACTCTTGACCAGATTGAGGGCTTGCTCACGGCCCTTGCTGTCCTTTCCCTACCAGTATCGATGGGACTTCAGAAGCTATTTGAAGCATTCGGCAATGAGATTGAGTCTAGGAGGCGCGATGACTGAAGAGTGGGGCCATGAATTCTGGAAGTTTATTATGCAGGGAGGACAAGAGTACGCTCCGTTCCCATGGCAACGCGACAAGATTCACATGCGAGCTGAAGGCTCTAGCCGAATGATTGGTGCGTGCGGCAGACGTAGTGGGAAGACCACAGCCATCATTGCTGAAGTAGTCAAAGAGCTATTTACGGAAACCCCTGACATATCTGGAATCCGAAAGCCCCCATTGGTATACGTAATCGCCCCTAACTACGAATTAGCTATGAAAATTTGGGAACCCATCTGGGAATTGTTTGTATCAGAGCGTGGTGGGCTTGAATATCTAAAAGCTAGCCATGATAAACAGAGAAAACTAATAGTTTTAAAGAATGGGGCACGTGTACAGGCCAAAACAGCCGACGATCCGAAGTCATTGCAGGGCGATAGGGTCACTGCAGCCTTCGTTGATGAAGCTCATGACATTTCTGAAGAAGCATGGGCCAACTTTATGCCAGCATTGACAGACTCTAAGGGAGTACTGCGTGCAATCGGCATCCCTCGGGGTAAAGGACGCTTCCGTTCCTACTTCCACAGGGGCGAAGAAGTGGATAACGACAGGTTCTACTCATTCGCTGTCCCTTCATGGGAAAACCCAGCCATTGACCCCAACGAAATAGAGGCAATGCGCGACGAACTAACAGAAAACGAGTACCGTCAGCACTATTTAGCTGAATGGGCCGAGGATGATGGGCAAGTCTTTAAGTCTTATGAGGATTTGTTTGTGTCTGAGACCCCAGACTTCCCTGAAGGACGCTATCTAATGGGATTAGACATAGGAAAGCTACATGATTACACCGTGGCGTACGTAGTAGACATAAATACAGGCAACTTTGTAGATATGGACCGCTTTAGTGGCGTTGATTACACTACTCTTGGTCCCAGAATAGCAGGACTGTACAGTAAATACCGCTGCCAGACAATACACATGGACGCTTCTGGAGTAGGGGAGCCTGTCATGGATATGCTGCGCCAAGAGAACTGTTCGGTCACCCCATTTAAGTTTACTAATCAATCAAAGTCAAAGATTATAGCAGGCATGGCCTCCGAGATTGAGCATAAGCGTGTACAATTCTTAAAGAATGACACTCAACTGTACAAAGAGCTGGGGTTATATGAAGGCAAGGTTATTAGTGGTGGCGCAATTAAGTATTCTGCGCCTGCAGGGTACTTCGATGACTGTGTAATCGCTGCTGCCTTAGCAATAGACAAGCTAAAGAAGCGCAGAAATACATCACGTGGCGCAATGCAAAGTGATTATGTGTCATTCGCAGGAAGTAGGAAAAAATGGTAATGGGTGATACGTACATCAATACACAAGACACAGATTACCAGAGATTTTTAACTCTAAAGAACCAAGTATTCCAAAATTACTTCCATGCAGTTGAACTAGATAACCAATATTACAACTTAGATTACCCCAATGTCGGGCAAATCATACCTACTGAGTGGGGTTCTAGGGGAATCAGACCGACCGTTCCTCCGACTGCACGTAATGCCGTTGACAATCTCGCTGACCATATACTAACAACACCACGTGTGTTCGCTCCTCCACGTCCTACCCAAGATGACATCCAGATGGAGCAAGACTTAGCCGAACGTAAGCGCCAGTTCACTCATGCATTCTGGCATCAAGTAGCTGTACAACAAGGCGATCCACTAGCGCGAGCCAAAAAGCAGGGCATTAAAGATGGACGCATTATACTTAAAAAGACTTTACGGTGGGACTCTATCCCCGACGAACCGTCCTCCACCGCAACTCGCAAGGAGAAGAGTGCCTACCGTAAAGCTATGAAGTCTGTAGGCCAGTCGCAATTTATGTGGAACGTCAAGAACTGCCCGACAGAAACCATTCTAGAGGACCCTGCTGACTGCTATGACCCTAAGTATGTCTATGAATTTTATAAGATATATGTGCATGAAGCACGCAGGATGTATCCCGAGTTAGAAGATGTATTAACTGATTATAAAGACACTGACAAAGTGGACTACGTAGAAATGTGGACTAAACCACATGGAAGTTCCCAAGGTGAATATGTCATCTGGTGTCATGGCGAGCGAATACATGACGATGTTAACCCGTATCACTGGGAGTCATTGAACTCGTCAGACGAGAATCCGAAGTACGACGGGTACGTGCCGTACGCTATTCGTGATTGCGGATGGGGTCAGATAACTGCGGACACTAAACCAGAAGAGAAGTATGTAGGCGTACTACGTCACGTACATTCAATGCTTGAGGCTGAGGCGCGGCAACTCACAGCGGTTGATATCCAAATGCGCTTCTCAACCTTTGCTCCTATTGTGACACGCAATATCTCCGAAGATACAGATCAACCTATTGAGATAGGGCCCGGAAAACGCATAAATCTTATGGATGATCAGGAAATTGAATTCCGTGCGCTACCTGAACTACCTATCAGTTCGTTCCAGCTAATTAACAAAGTCCATGACTATACTAACGAACTATCAAAAGCAAACATTCTGTCAGGCTCCGCTCAACGTGGTGTTGATACAGCGACTGAAGCTGACATGAATGTGCGTAACGCAGCAGCCAAGCTACAAGGTCCTATTAATGCCATGCGTTCAGCAATTATGGTTATCAATCGTTGGATACTCCAAGACATAGAGAAGATAATTGAGGCTCCTGTAACTATCTATGGTGGAATGAAAGGAGCGCCCAGCTCCATTGTGATTGAACCAAAAGAGATAGCAGGGTTTTATGAGACCTATGTAGAGCTATACACCAGCGACCAATCAGCACTTGATGCAAGGAATGCTCGCCTATGGGCTGACTTGTATGCGGTATACCAAGGAGTTTTGTCTCCTCAGACAGCAATGGAACGTGGTGGAATAGAGAATCCTCAAGAAGAAATGATGAAGGCTTCTGTGGCTAGGTTGTTTATGTCAGAACCCGCAGAACAAGTAAGAACTATGATGATGCTTAATGGTTTGCAGTCTTCAGCAGAAGATGTACTTACTGCATATAGAAACGGAATGATGCAAGAAGGAGCGCAAGGCCCACCCCAAGGTCCACCCCAAGGACCGCCTCAAGGGCCTATGATGCAACAAGGGCAGAATCAAGCTACTCGCCCGACAATGGAGCAAATGATGAATCAATCACAACCAATAGTTGACGAGGCGCAACTCAACCTACAAGCACAGCAGCCGCAATCGATGTTTCAATAATGGCTGGTGAACTATCAAATCAGATGCTAAGTGCGGCAGCTCAGGCAATAGCACTCAATGCACGTGCATTGCATTATGTGGCTGATGCGTTTGCAACGGAAGAGGAGCGAGATTTTCAATCTGTACCACTCCAAGATATGTGGAATACATTTAATGCCCATGGACATGGTGATGATTTAAGATATTGTAATGATCCGTTTTGCACCCAAGCGCGACAGACAATTAGGAATATGGTGGGTCAAGAAATGCAGAAGCAAGAACAAGAATTCTTCGGTGCTCAAGGTGGAGGTGTCTAATGGTTGACCCAGTTTTCAATCGCGAAAAAGCTGAGGCTGCCCTCGGTCAATGGTGGAATACATATGGAATTAACCAAAACCTCGGAGACGATACTGCATACAAGAATTCCGACGGTTATGTTGAAAAACTAATAAGCTCATCCGACCCTGAACGCAGCGGATGGTTTGATGAGTCAAATAGTTTGATTGGACGAATTGAAAAACTACTGAGTCGAGGCGCATCTGTATCTGACGTAGTTTCAATCATGGGAAACATTTCAGCTGAAAACGATTGGTCTAGTCGTGTCTGGGGTGACCAACCCTCGGGGACAGCTCAGAGAATGGATTCTTGGCTTAGTAACGCTTCTATAAAAGCGCAAACCGAAGCTATGAATCTTACATTAACTGACAAAGGGTATGACGATAAACAATTACTAAAAAAGTATGAGCAGTTTATTGGACGAGTGCTTCCTAAAACAACAGCAGGCTTAACTCTTCAAGGAATAGATCCCGCAACCGCAACTCGAATTAGAAACGCAATCAACCAATTTGGATTAGAGGAAGCAAAAGCTTCGATTGCTATATCTTTTGCTGAGGGCATAAATGCTTCAGGCAAGGCTATTGATTTTTCTAACGAAGATACAATTCTAAAATCGTTATCTAATTACGGACATAACTGGGGCGATAAATCTACAACCACAAATCCTGCTGCACGAGATCTAGCTATTACTTCGCTTCTGTTATCAAAAGGACCGACTAACCCTACTGGATACACATCGTGGCTTAACCAAACATTTAAAGATACAGCTTCAGTAAATGAATATTTAAGTAATCCTTCTCAGTACCAAGGGACAACATCTACCTCAAATGATACTGGCTGGCAAAGTAAGTTCAGTCAAAACATTATTGACAATGTTGAGTCAGGGCGATGGGGCTTCGATGCGTTTGCCGATAAAGGCAGTAATCAAATTGGACAATTTACTAACAGAGACACTGGTGAAACTGTAAACGTCAGGGTTAAGGGTCAGGTCACTGACATGGGTCCTGATAACAAAGAAGTAACAACTGAAATCCCCAGTCAAATAATTCCACCTGATAAAGACTGGCGAGATGTTCTGGGTACTGACCGTTTAGCATTAGATGCAGCCGCGCAGGCATGGAATCAGGACTTCAAAGACGCTGCTCAAGAGGTGCAAGACGCATACCAGACTCGTGTTCAGGACCATATAGAGTGGTACAACACAACTAAAGTTATAGGGGCTACTAAAGACCGAGACTTAAAAGAGAAGCTAGCCAAGGAACAAAACAAACTAGCAGAAGATTTGCAAGTAGCTCGCCTTACATCAGATGCAGATTTGCAAAAGTTACGACTCGACAACAATATAACAATATCTGACGCTCAAATAGAGTCCCGTGAGGCTATTGCTAATCTGGCGTACGACAAGGTTACAAAAGATACTGCGGCACGCTTAGCACAAGCAGGGTTAGAGCTTGATTTTGCAGAAGACAAGTGGGCAGACCAACTTGAATTAGCAACAGCCGCTTCGGACTTAGAAGCAGATAAATTTACAGAAACTAAAACACAGTTTGACGAGACTATTGCATTACAAACCGCAAAGTTTGACGAAAATAAAAAGCAGTTTGGCGAGAGCATTGCATTAGAAATACAAAAATATGAAGCAGATAAAGAACAATTTGGACAGGGTCTCGCTGAAAAAATGCGTCAGTTCGATGAGATTAGCGCAGCTGACCAAGCCACATTTGACCAACGGTATAAATTCTGGGGAAACTTAAGTGCTGCCGAAAAAGCTACGTTAGCACAAAACAACTTTCAGTTTGAAAATTTAAGTGCCGCTGAAGAAAAATCCTTCAAGCAAGATATGTTTAAGTTCCAGAATGTATCGGCAGGTGAACAAGCATCTTTGGGCTTACAGGAAAAAATGTTTGAAGGAGTATCAGGCAATACTCAAGCAACCCTAGACCAAGACATGTTTAAGTTTGCCAATATTAGTGCTCTTGATACAGCTCAACTGGCACAGGATGAGTCTCAATTTGGAAGAAATTTAGAACAAGACGAGTCTCAGTTTGCACGGAACATAGATGAAAGTGGCAGACAGTTCAATATTGGTGAATCAGGGGATACGTTACGTACTCAAATAAGTACGCAACCTTCCCTGATGGGAGCCATTACTGACCGTGACAGGCTTATGAATGAAATGTTGTCACAGGGTGGCAACTACTTAGCACGAGCATTTAACCAGTATGGACAATCCGCCCCTACTGACCAGCCTTCAGTTGCAGACCGTATAAACTCATTACGGGCTCAAACGGTAGAGCAAAATGCATTAGCTCAAATGGGAGCAGACTCAGCCAATGAGGCAATCAAGCAATCTGAATATCAGAAGTATATGCAGACAGCCACGCAAGGGGCGCAAGCAAGATGGGATGAATACGTAGGTGCGAATACTTCTACAGTAGGAGGTGGTACATATGAATTTGCTAACCCTAACTTTAATGCAGCCGATATTGAAACACAGCGAGCTAATTTAACAGCAGCGGCTCAAGAAGCTCAAGCTAAAGCAGATTACTTTAGTGGTACTGACTATACAGATCCAACCAGTGGGCAAGTATACGAGGCAGACATTTTCCCTCAAGGAGTGCCAGACATAGGATTCCAAGCAAAAGCGGCTCAGCCTCATTTAGACGCGGCAACGGCAGCTCAAGCCGCACTTGATAAATATCAAGCTCCAAATCAGTTTGTAACGGGGACTAACCCCTCTGAATCTGTGTATACAGGAATGAACCGTAATCAATGGGATCAGCAGTATGGTCAAGCTAATAACATGCAAGACTGGTGGAATACAGTAGCTGATCAGTCTGCTATTCAGCCACGGTTTGCACAGCCTGACATGGCTCCAGTCCAGCCAATGACTTCTATGGAAGAACTTGTTGCGATGTCTCGTGGCTTTCTGTCGCCAGCAGCACAAGATGTTTACTTTGGTGGTGCGGCTCGTCCGAAAACTGGCTTCGGGTTTGCTCTACCTTCGTATCAGCAATTACAGAGGTTAGCTCCAGAGGAGCGTGACGCATTAAACACAGCAATGTTAACTGAGTTCAATGTGCCTTTATCAAACGCAGTATATGAAGAGAGATTAAGAGGACAACCTACTCGAACTTCAGCCCCTGCTGCATCTCAAAGACCAACTCAAATGTTTAGACGTAGTCCGTATCAAACAACAAACACTGGACTAAGGCAATCTACGGCTCCAATGGGGCAGGTTCGTGAAGCGTCGCGTCAGCCAATGTTCAGGAGTAGCTAATGCCATATCAGTGGCAAGGTGTAGGAACGTCCGCTACCTCTGGTGTATCTGAGGGCCGTGTCCCTAATAGCCAGCTAGGTTTTACTGATCCTGAAGATGAGAGGTTTAAGTTCAGCTTTGGTTCAATGTTCTCTCCAATTGGAAAAGGAATAAGCCGAGGATGGTCTGAATTAGATAAGCCATTATCAGAAAGATTTGGATTCAGGCTGCCAGAAATGAGAGGTCCTGTTGATGAAATAGGAAACTTCCTTTTAGATGAAGCTACTCGTCCTACAAACCTTGCCTTTGCAATCCCGGGATTGGGCGCTTCTAAATTCTTGACGAAGGGCGCACTGTATGGAGCAAAGGGACTCGGAAAATCTACAGGCTTACGACAGTTGCCAAAAATAGGCAAGGCGTTATCCCCCGTGTGGGAGGGAGTAGGTGCAGGTTCGGTCCGAGGAGCTTCAAGACTCGGTCGTGCCGTGATCGAACCAGTCGCTGGTTATCAATCTAACTTAGGCGCACGAGTCCTTGGCGAAGTAGGAGTTGGTGCAGGCGCTGCAGCTGCAGCTCGTGGAGTTCAAGAGATACTCCCAGAAAACGCTGATGGAGGATGGCTGGGTATAGGCCTTCCAGTTCTTGCTGGTTTGGTAGGAGGAATAGGTGGAGCGGTTGGAGCGGGACGTGCTTTAAGGGCAGCAGGGCAGATGCCTGATACTGACAACATAGCATCGATGGCTAATCTTATTAGGGCCGCAGGTAAAGTACAAACTGCACAAGGTAGGCAAGCACTATTCAGTGCTCTAGAAGCCGACACTATATTAAAAAAACAATTTGCTAACAAAGCTGTATCTTTGGAAAAACGTAGAGATGCTCTATTAGATATGTCAGGGATGTTGGAATCATCAGGCACTTCCTCGGCTAAAGGAGGGGCGGGCACGAAGAACCAACTTGAATGGATGGAGATGTTAGTTAAACGCAATAACGACCGTCTCACAAAACAAGGACATGCTAGCGGAATGTCTATGGAGGAGAAAATTAGGTATCTAGACGGTGCAGCAGAAGCAGAAACTCCTAATTTGCCAGCACGTTTACTAGATGATACTGATGCAGCGGCTAGATTTGATTTTCAAAAAGAGTTAGAGCTAAAAGGAAAAGCAACTCAAGACACATATAAACAATTCCATTCTGACCAGTGGTGGAATGCTGAAGAGTTACTTGGGTTTGAGGTAGATAAGGCCTCTAAGGAAATGACAAACATCTTGAGTGCAAAAGATGCACTATCAACTACTGATGCGCTTGCTAATTACCTAGAAAATAAAAAACTTCGAGGGGGTATGCAGTATTTTGGTGATGTCGAAGGACTTGACGATTTAATGAATTTTGGTATTGGTGAAGACGAAAACTTACTGCGTATCCTCGCATTCGATGACGAGTTATATGATGGCTCAGTGTTTCACGACGTAAAAGGATTTGAAATCGCAAAGCGGAGAGCCGCTAATCCCGTACTCCAATTCCTGCATGTTGCGGGCATATCCAAACTTAATCCATGGGCTGCTGAAGTTGGCGCACGCCAAGAGGCAATGAAGTCAGCAGGAGAGAGCTGGATTAATGGGGAATCTCTATCGATGGCAAAGCAAATGGACCAAGCTGGCATGGGTGGCGCAGACGGAGCTGGCATGTTTGACATTAAGAATAGTGATGCTGGACGAGCGACAGGCAGACTGCGAAAAAAAGGCCAACTAAAGGTTATTAAAGATAAAGACGGAAGAACTGGATACGACTTGTCCCAAAAGGCTGTAGAAAACGGAGACATAACTCAAGAGCAAAAAGATTTCTTTAGCGGCCTAATCCGTGGTGCTGCAGAGAGATTCCAGATGCTTAAACGAGCGGGGATTGATGTAGAAAAGATTACCCATAGGGGTGATGTGCATGTGAGAGGTGGAAAACGAGTAAAGCAAACTGAATATAACAGAGCGCAGTCTGAACTAATAGCAAAGAATGAGACGGACGAGTTCTTGTTAGGGGGGATGATGGGAGACGAAGTAGAGATTGGTCCATTAGCTACAGAGATGGAAGAGCGTGGAATGGGAATCTTTACTCGGAAAGACGGAACTGAATACAATCAGCAAGGCGCAATTATTAATGATGAGAACCCTTTAATCGGAGACGTATTAGAACTTGGGATATATGACAGTGACCTTGAAGAGTTACTTGATGATGTAGGAGGGGCATTCTTTCACCGAGAAGTATATAACGACCCAGAGAAGTTTAGATTAAAAAATCAACGTGCTAGGAAAAGTGCCAATACTGATCTAACACATGAGCGTGTTGGTGACGTGGATGGATGGGAAAGCGATTCACCGCTTGCTAGGACAATGGAAGAATCGCTACTTCTCAACGATGATTTTGATGGTTACTTGGGGAACTTTGCGAAAATATATGAGCAGGAACTCAGGGCATTTGTAGACATGTTAGCTGACCAGCAGCTGGTACGGGATACAGCTCTCCGTGGTAAGACGGAAGTACAAGTGATGAAGGAAATGTCATACGACCTATTCAGTCGGCGCAACCAGCTTAAAAGAGATCTGGCGGTTGTTCGGCAATCACAGACTGGTACGGTTCGTAATCAAGAAGCCGCTTCCACCTCTCAAGCAGTTCATCGTGCAGAACAAAAAAGATTAGTGTCTGATTTAGGCGAAGTATATACTCGTTTTTTGAAGCTTAATGCTCTAGATACTCCAGCAAGTAAGGGCTATGACACTCGCGGAACTCCAGTAGAGTTTGAAGGGGAAACGATCAATGTTCCTCAACGAATTGGCGATGACCCTAAAGACCCTATGCTTATGCCTGCAATATTTGACGAGCAAGGGCAGCCAGAGTTACCTAGGCGAGGTCAGTTTGATGTGCAAAGCGTTACCTTTCGGGCACAACTAAAATTGGACAGCATTAATGTAGCTAACCAGTCCAGAGAGTTAGTAAAGTTCGTATCAGAAACTATCAATCTTATTGACGAACTAAATGTATCGTTCTTGCCTAGAAGAAAAGAATACCAAGAGGTGGCTCGCCGACTTGGTGGACTCCGCTCTGCGTTAATGAAAGCTCAGGATGGAGTTAAGGCAAAGAAAGAATTTACTACTACTAGAGGAAGACGTGTTGAAGTAGGCGAGTCATTACAAAGAAACATTCGAGATATGGACGACCAAATACTAGATATTTTAGGAGAGGGTTGGGAAATTAGGCAGGTGGATGCGAACGCAATAGGCCTTGGCCGATTACCTGAAGGGCAAATACAGCGTGTATATGATCGCCCAACCTATGGGCAAAGTAGCGCATGGGCATTCCATTTAAACGGGCAGCCTGTTTCTATGGATAATGTATTGATGCAATTAGAAGGATATTCATACGCCAAGGATGGCAGTTCTCGCTACCGAGGCAACTTTACATCTAAAGCACAGATACAAATAAAGAAAGACCAGTATAAAGAATTATTCCATTCCTACATAAAACAAACCGAGAAGGTCAACGGGATTTTACATAAAATAGAAGAAGTCGAGGGTATATATAACTTCCTAATCCAAGAAGTAGCAGGTAACGTCGATGAAACGCGGGCATTGAATGGGGCTATTAGCGGACAGACTGCTGAGATGGCAACACAAGTTGGACAAAACCTAGCATACAATTCAAACACTTTTGATAGAGGTTTACTAGAAGCACGATTGAAATTATTGCGGCGTGAATATGATAATCAAGGAAGTTTAGCCCAAGTCCAAGCTGACAAAGGCGAAGCCGCCAGAGCTAAGTATAAAGAAATATCTGCGAAGATTAAAACCTTAGAGGAGGCCAATACAAAGGTGGATGCTGAATACGAAAAAGCATTAACCAGAAATACTGATGGCAATTTATTAGAGCAAGTTCCCAACTTGAGTAACCAATTAAATGGAACTAAGTTTTATAGCCCTGCGGCTGCGGAAGAGTTAAGGGTGCAGCTTACCCCTGAGGGGAGCAGTGGCCGAGTAGCAACGCACTTATGGAATGCCACCAGTGTCTTTAACAATACTATGCGTCCTGTGATGGCAGCATTTGACATGAGTGCATTAGGGATTCAGGGGATGCTTGCTATAGGAGCTAACCCTGCTCAAGCTGCGCAAATGTTTAGGATAGCTTCCAAATCTATCATGGGACGGCCAGAAGAATATAACCAATTCATTTTAAATAATTATTCCAGATCTATTAAAGGAGATGCTTCTATTCAAGCAGCTATTGCGGATGGCCTTCATTGGTCAGCTGAAGATTCTATAGGTGAATTTGGTATGGACCTTGGAGATACACCCAATAAGATTCTATATAATAAATTTTCAAAGGCAGCCAAGATTTCTAAGGGTGCTGACTTATCTAACCAACATTTTTCTCGTACAGGTAACTTAATGAGATACATGATGTATCAGCAGGCGTTAGAAGGAAGTACGTGGCATAAAAACATAGCTCAGTTAACGCGTGGAGGTAAGGCCCCAGCACTAAGAGAGTTAAATCAAAAAGACCGCAGAGACCTTATTCAAGTAATTAATGAAGCGACAGGGTGGAGTAAAGGGAAGCCAAAAGATATAGAATCTGCATTGTTGTTTGCTCCACGATTCTTTAAGTCGCAGCTAAACATATTAGCGAAGGCTGTAAAAGGGGGAACTCCAGCTAACCAGTATGCAGGGGATCTCATTGTACGTACCGTAGCGTTAGGTTCATTTTTTACAATAGCTATGAATGAAATGCGTGGGAAGCATACTGATATGAACCCGATTAAAACAACTATCGATGGCAACTTGTACTACAACACAAACTTTATGAGGATTAAGGACGTGGGTGGAGCGGATCTATCAGTCTTTGGGCCGTGGGATACATTAGCTAGCATGCTCACAATGGCATTCACAGATGGGCCAGCAAGCATAACTAAACGAACCCTTGAATATAAAGCAAGCCCAGCGAGCAGCTTGATGATTGACATATTTAGAGGGAGAAACTTCGGAGGGCAAGAAGTATTCCGTTCAGCAAACATAGTCACAATAATGGGTGATGTGTATGAAGAGGGGACAGGCTTACTTCCCTTTACAGGGCAGGATATAATTGAGCCGCTTCCAATAATTGGAACTGAGGGGACCCCCTATACCCTTACCCCAATATTCAACTTTATGGGTATTAAAGGTTCGCCAACTACTGCGACCGAACGACGAGACAAGTCTGTATCCAAATGGGTTTCGGAATTAACGCCAGTGGCTCGCGACGAGTTAGGGTTTGAAGAAGAGTCAGAGTACCAGAAGTTTAGAGACCTTACAGGAAAAGCCCGAACAGCGTTCAACGATGAAAACCCAGAGCATGAAGTAAATATGCGAGAGAGCAGAGGGAAATTTGCTAGACAGGGTGACGCTGCAGCAATGGGTTATTTGGCAAAGGGTGATATCCGAGCAGACAGAATGGATACTATTGAAAGCTTAGTAGCTCACTACGAATCAGGTGCTCATCCACCGATTACAATGTCTAAATTATTAGACTTGGTAAGTGACGAAAATAAAAAAGCGGCTATCCGTCGAGCTGATGTAGATAAAACATATGAAACCGCCATCACCAATCCTGATTTGTCTGACCCAAACGATATGGCCTTACACCAGTTTTACTCGTTATATTCAGATCCATTAGTTGAAGTCGCCCCTAACATAATGGACTGGCAAGCCTACGATGCTCTCTATACAGAGCTATATGATTCATGGACTCCAGAGCAACGCCGTTGGGTAGACTCTAGACAGCCCGCTCAGTACCCAGAATCAATCCAACCCTTTATGGATGCAAAAACATACATTTCACGAAGTGGATATTATGATGTCGGAGCTGAGCTGTATAACAAGCGCAAGCAAACGATCCACAATGTCCTGACCCAAAATAGTTACATCGTTCCTAAGACATGGACAGGGTTTGAAGCACTATGGACTGACATGAAGCGAACGGATGCTTCAACGGCAGCAAAATTGGCGCAATTTCATAGAGATGTAGGAGGGCAGATTGAAGGACTAAGAGACCGCTTTATACAAGAAGATGAAAGACTGGGTAACGCACTGATAATGACAGGGCGACGAACAAATCCAGAATACTCAATGCGTATTGGTTCACGATGATTGACGAATGTGTAACTAGTACGACATAATCAACAGAATAGGAGAAACGAAGTGGTTAATGAAACTGCTCCGATATCGGAAACTACTTATGGGGACGACGCTGCAGAAGCACCCGTCGAAGACGAAGTAGTAGACATAGAGGACTCGGTTGAAGATACTGAGGACGATTCAGAATTAGAAACTCTCGTAGAGTATGCAACCAAAGATGAGTTAAATAGGATACGTCCTATGCTCGGACGGTATACAAAAACTCTCGACCAGTTACAAGCTAAGACTGAAGGATTCGTGTCGAAGGATGAAGTAGAGTCTTTCCGCCAAGAACTTGGCGAGATTCGCGATTTGCTAGAGCTAGGACTACAGGACACTGCATCGGAAGAGGTGCTTAATAGGGTTCGTGCAGTTCGTAGCGAAGCAACAAAGCGTGATGATAGAGAGTCTTTACGGAAAGAACTTCTAGACGAATTAGGCCAAGGTTCCACGACGGGAGCAACCCAAGCAAATACATCAGGAGACGATGTCGCTGCTGCTTCAACACAAGTTCTTGCTTATGCAAGAGGCAAGGGCCTTGCCCCTGAAGATATCCCCGCAGAAGTGTGGGACATCAAACAGGGACAAACATTGGTGCAAGCAATGCAGCATGCGGAGTCTACGATTGATCAAGTATTAAGTGAGCGAGCAGGTTCAGCTCGGCGTACTCGAAAGAAAAACGCCGACCCTAAATCAGCTCCAACACCTGCGGCTTCAGGTACTTCATACAAGGGACTAACCCTTGAGAAATTATCAACAATGTCGCGAGATGAAATCGCTGAACTTCCAAAAGAAGTTGTCGATAAAGTACTCGCATCACCAAGTTAGGATGAATATCAATGGCTATTGATAACTTTATTCCTCAGATTTGGGCTAATCGTATTCTTGAAAACTTGAATGCAGCTCACGTTTTTGCAGACCGCTTAAACCGTGATTACGAAGGTGACATTAAAGCGCATGGAGATAGTGTACGGATCAACTCGATTGGTCGAGTAACTATTTCTGACTACGTTAAGAATGGCACGATCACAGCACCTGAAACCCTACAAGGTTCAGACATGGTTCTGGAAATTACGCAAGCTAAATACTTCAATTTCGAGATTGACGATATAGACAAATGGCAGCAGAAGCCAAAGCTAATGGATGCTGCTACGAGGGAAACCGCATGGTCTATGGCTGATGCTGTAGACACATATCTAGCAGGCGTACTGCAGGCTGGATCAACAAACAATGTAACAGGCGCAGCAGGAGCGGTATTAACTATCGGCACTGCGGCTCTTGAAACAAACGCATATGTAGCTTTAGTAAATGCAGGCGTTGCATTAACTGAGCAAAACGTACCTACTCGTGGTAGGTGGGCAGTAATCCCACCTTGGATGGAAGGTATGTTGCTTAAGGATGATAGATTCGTATCATATGGTACGGTTGCTAACCGAGACGACCTTAAAAATGGGAACATCGGGCGAGCGGCAGGATTTGATATTTACGTATCAAACAACTTGTCCTCATTAGCAGGTGCTGGTGTGAACTACTACATCCAAACAGGTGTGAATGAGTCGGCTACCTATGCCGAGCAAATTGATGACACTGAGGCTTTTCGGCCTGAGGGTTCATTCAGTGATGCTCTAAAGGGTTTGCATCTTTATGGTGCAAAGGTCACTCGTCCATACGGGTTGTGCTACATCTACGGCACTGAAGGTACATAGGGAGGATAGATAAATGGCTATAACAACAGTCACGGTAACTGACCTTACCCTTAATACTGAATCCGCAGATCTCAATACAGCCGCTTTCGGTACATTAGGTACTTTGATAACTGCTGGCGCTGATGGTTTTAACGTTGACTTGAGCACTTACGGTGATAAGAAAATAACTTTTGTTTTCACTGATCAAGGTGCTGGAGGTGACGATATAACTATGGTTGCTGGTAACAGGCCCCCTTCACAGAGGGCTGATCTAGGTACAACAGTCATAACAATGGCTGCTAGTGATACTGTTGCAGTCTGTCTTGAAAATGGACAGTTTTTGGGGCGAGGCCTTGGTTGGTCTACTGGCAACCATGAGCAAAATATGGCAGGTACAAGTGCAGGGAACGCTACATACGTTTTAGTATTAGCTACCCCACGAGACCTCTAGTTTTGTAATATAGTGTGGTAGGGTAGAAATGCTGGGGAGTAATCTGCCCTATCACATTTAATTAGGAGAATACAATGGCAACTTCAGTAACATTTGGAAATCATGTTGCTACTCGTATCACCGACGATGCTGGGTACTTAATGGTTCCTGACACGACGTATTATATTTCATTACATACAGCTAGCCCAGCTACTACAGGTGCGAATGAGCTGCCAGCTACTAATGCTTATATACGGGCCCCATATACAAATGGTGCAGCCGCGTGGGCAGTAGTTACAGCTGGATCAACAAACAACATAACTGCGATTACTTTTACCGCAGCCTCTGGCGGTGCATGGGCTACGGCCACTCACTTTGGTTTGTGGAATGACGCAGCAGGAACAGCTTCAAACTTTATGTTTGGTGGCGCGTTAACAACTCCTGTTGTGTGTAATGATGGTGATGCAGTGCAGTTTCAAGCTGCAGCACTAGTTATCACCGTCGCTTAGGAGTAGATAATGCCAACAGTAAACGGCCCAGATGAGATCACTACCCTTACAGGGGGAGACGACAAAGTCTTTTTCACAGACAGTGACGGGAATGTTCAGGAAGTTTCTATAGGTGCAACAGGTACTGTGCTTACGAGCACTGGCCTTACAGCAGACCCTGCATTCTCAGCATTACCTGCCGATGCTACGGTTGGCGCAAACAAAGCTATGTACACCAATAACAGTGACGTAGAATCAGGACTTGCTTTTGGTGCTGCGGGTACTGTGCTGACGAGTGGTGGTACTGACGCAACTGCAACCCCACCTACATGGGAAGCTGCTGCTGAGGGCGGTGTATATACAGCAAATTCTAGTGCTGCTATTACAAATGGTTCTGTTGCTGTGCTTGACCCAGCAGGAACACTGTCTCCAGTGGGCACTGCATCGGCGGCAGGTCCACCCAGCACAGTAGCTATTACTGCTGGAGTTGTAGGAGGTGATGCTCCGAGCGCGCAAAATTCAAATTTTTGGGATGAGGATTCGAACACACTATTTACCATAGCTACTAATAGCA